CAGCAATGCCATCGGACTACACTTCTACCCAATTTGGGAAGCTGCTTCACTTGATGAATGGCTGTACAACGGGGGTCCATTCCAACTCGTCACTTTCCACTTCCTCATTGGCATCTATGCTTACATGGGACGTGAGTGGGAACTTAGCTATCGACTAGGGATGAGGCCCTGGATCTTTGTTGCGTACTCTGCTCCTGTCGCTGCGGCGACTGCTGTCTTCCTGGTGTATCCTTTTGGGCAAGGTTCTTTTTCAGATGCGATGCCTCTGGGGATATCCGGGACGTTTAACTATATGCTCGTTTTTCAAGCCGAGCACAATATTCTCATGCATCCTTTTCATATGCTGGGCGTTGCCGGCGTATTTGGTGGGAGCTTGTTCTCTGCTATGCACGGCAGCCTGGTCACGTCGTCACTCGTTCGTGAAACGACTGAAGACATGTCTCAGAACTATGGCTACAAGTTCGGGCAGGAAGAGGAAACGTATAACATCGTAGCAGCACATGGCTATTTCGGACGACTCATCTTCCAATACGCGAGTTTTAACAACAGCAGAAGTCTACACTTTTTTCTGGCTGCTTGGCCTGTTGTTGGTATTTGGTTCGCTGCCCTTGGTGTTAGCACGATGGCTTTTAATCTTAATGGCTTTAATTTTAACCAGTCCCTTCTTGATACTCAGGGACGTGTGGTTCGTTCTTGGGCCGACATCCTTAACCAAGCGAACCTGGGATTTGAAGTCATGCACGAGCGCAACGCTCACAACTTCCCTTTGGACCTTGCTTCTATTGAGGCAACTCCGGTGGCTTTATCCGCCCCAACCTTAGGGTAAAATCAATGCCGTCCGTTCATCCCATACGTGGGACGCATGTCACCTGATCATGGAACGGGGGTCAGGTACTTTCATCTCAAATCATGACTCAAGTCGAATTGGATGCCCGTGTTCGGGAGCAACAAGCTGCACAAAAAGCAGCCAAGCTGAAGTATCGCGGCATTGCATACAAATCTCACGCTACTAAATTCTAAGTAGCAGAAGTCGGGCACCTCAGAGTCGGACCCGGCTTCTCTTGGCATTGGCCCGTACGCGGACACCCTTTGCCGTCTAGACGGTGGGATAGACCACACAAAATTGCTACAAAATTTTTCCAAAGCTTTGGGAGTTAGTCTATAACATTTACTCCTTACAATGGCACATCAAAGTTCTACTCTGACCACCAGCCTGTCACGGCCTGGTGCTCTTAATGGCGGGTCTGATCCCCGCGCTCTTTATCTGAAGCTCTTCTCTGGCGAGATGTTCAAGGGCTTCGAGTATAATGCGATCGCTCGTGACCTGGTCATGAAGCGTACCCTCAAGAACGGTAAGTCCCTTCAGTTCATCTACACTGGTCGGACCACCGCCGAGTATCATACTCCTGGTAACGCTATCCTGGGCAACAGCGATGGTGCACCTCCCGTGGCTGAGAAGACCATCACCTGTGATGACTTGCTGATCAGCTCCGCTTTCGTGTATGATCTCGACGAGACCCTGTCTCATTACGAGCTGCGTGGTGAGATCTCTAAGAAGATCGGCTACGCACTTGCTCAAAAGTATGACCGTCTGATCTTCCGTGCTATCACCCGTGGTGCACGTGCTAAGTCGCCTGTCCAGAAGTCCAGCTTCATCGAGCCCGGCGGCACCCAGATCCGTGTTGGTTCTACCACCAGCGCTTCTGACGCATACGACTCCGACAACCTGGTGGCTGCTTTCTATGACGCAGCTGCTGCCCTTGACGAAAAGGGCGTTAGTCAGGAAGGCCGGGTGGGGATTCTGAACCCCCGCCAGTACTACGAGCTGATCCAGAAGGTCGGTGACTCTGGTCTGATCAACCGCGACGAGCAAGGTACTGCCCGTCAGCGTGGTAACGGCATCGTTGAGATCGCCGGTATCAAGATCTACAAGTCCATGAACATCCCGTTCTTCGGCAACTACGGCACCAAGTATGGTACCGGTTCTGCTACCAACCCTGGTGTCACCGATCCTGGTGAAACCGGTAGCTTCGTTGGCGAAGGCATGGAAGACGCACGCAACAGCGTGACCGGCATCAACAACGATTACGGTCAGGCTTCCAACTTCAACAACAGCTGTGGTCTCATCTTCCAGCGCGAAGCTGCTGGTTGTGTTGAAGCCATCGGTCCCCAGGTGCAGGTCACCTCGGGCGACGTCTCCGTGATCTATCAGGGCGACGTGATCCTGGGTCGTCTCGCCATGGGCGCTGACTACCTGAACCCTGCTGCAGCCGTTGAGCTGTACGCTGGTACCGCTACTCCTCCTGCACAGTTCGGTACCGTCCAGTCCGCAACCAACAACGCTGGTTACGGCGGCTGAGTCATATCAGTTATTGTTCATACGGGGATCCTTCGGGGTCCCTTTTTTTTATTTTCTGATAGAGATGCCTTTTCCTACTTATGCTGTGTCCACCGAACTGGATGCTGTAAATCAAATACTTAGCTCGGTGGGACAGGCTCCTGTCACCACTCTCGATCTTCAGAATCCCGAAGTTGCAATTGTTCTCAATACACTTCGTGAAGTAAACAAACAAGTCCAAGCTGAAGGTTGGATCTTTAACACTGAACGCGACTATACTCTTAGACCTGACGCCACCACCAAAGAGATTCTTTATCCAACCAATGCACTTGCTATTGACACTGACTTGACCAGTAGCAATGCAGACTATGATGTCGTGCGACGTAGTGGCAAACTCTACGATCGTATGCACCATACGTTTACGTTTGATAATGATCTCAAAGTCAACATCACTTGGTTGTTTGACTTTACCGATGTACCTGCTGCCATCCAACAGTACATCACCGCACGTGCAGCTAAAATGTGTGCAACTAAAATGGTTGGTGACAGAGAAATCTATCAACTTCTTACTGAGCAGGAAGGTTTCACACGTGCTGCTGCAATTGAATATGAATGTAATCAAGGCGATTACAGCATGTTCGGGTTCAAGAACGGAGAACACTTCTACACCAGCTATCAACCTTTCACTGCATTGCAACGATGAGAACAATTACCCAACGGATTCCCAACTTGCTGTTGGGTATTTCTCAACAACCTGATCTGCGTAAATTTCCTGGGCAAGTCGTCAAAGCTGACAACGTCTTTCCTGACTATGCACTAGGTTTGCTGAAGCGTCCTGGCGGTAAGTATGTCAGCAATCTCCAGGAAGCCTCTACGTCTGGACGTTGGTTCTCTATTATTAGAGACACTGATGAAAAGTACGTCGGTCAATATGATAACAATATCTTTCGTATCTGGAGTTTGTCTGACGGCAGCCCACGTGTAGTCAAGATGGGTACGCCGGGTTCTAGCGGCATCCCCTCTGCTTGTAACTACGCTGACGTCAAAACTGAACTTGACGATTACAACACCAAGGTAGCTGACACCAAAGCTAAACTTGAGACACTGCGAGAAAAACAAAAAGAACTTGCAGTTGTTAAAGCGGGGCAGAACAGCACTGTCACTTCTACGTTTGAGACCAAGACCGCATACCCTGTCGGTGGTATCAACGATGCTCTTGAGACTGGTGTTTTACAAACCTCTGATGGTACTGTCACGTTCAAAAAGAACGGAGCTGTTGTCACTGGTTCTGCTTACGCCAAGGGTCAGGAGCGTACAAATGAGCAGCCACTGCTAGCTGCAGAGGGCTACAGGCTGTTTGAATTACGGGAGACGGTAGCTGCTACCCACACGTCTTCACAGCTCACTACAGCCGAATCTGCGGTGTCTACCGCACAAACCAATTTCAACAACGCTGAGTCTGCCGAAGCCTCTGCACTGTCTGACTACCAAACTGAAATTGGCGATTGTGCAATTTCGTCAATTCCATCTGGTGATTACTTGAATGGTGCTACTGCTGACGACCTTGAGTTCTTGACGATTAACGATTACACGTTTGTCTTGAACAAAAAGAAGACAGCTGCGATGACCACCAACACCACAGCTGCCTCTGCAAACGAAGCTTTCATCAGCATCAATGTTGTCGCATATAACGCTTCGTACAAGGTCACCCTTAACAGCACGACTGTTACGCACAACACCCCCAGTCACGTCGATACCAGCAGCCCTACGCAAAACGACGCTAACAGCATCGCCAGTGCGTTGACCACTGCTATTGATGGTTTGACTGGATTTAGTGCGACTCAGGTTGGTCCTGGCATATACGTCAGCAGCACAAGTGCATTTACCATTAACGCTGGTGGTGGTTCTCAAGACGATGCAATCACTGTCTTCCAAGACAAGGTGACGACTGCAGCCCAACTGCCTGCACAGGCTAAGAACGGCTACGTCACTGCAATCATCAACAGCACCGACTTGACTGCTGATGACATGTACGTCAAGTTTGAAACCTCTGGCACTGCAACCTATGGTCCTGGTACTTGGGTTGAAACTACCAAGCCTGGTATCAAATATGAACTTGACCCTGCTACCCTGCCACACCAGCTGGTCCGTAACGCTGACGGTACGTTCTCATTTGACCCTGTCACGTGGAACGATCGTACCGTAGGTGACGATGACTCAAACCCACAGCCGTCATTTATTGGCAAAAAAATTTCAAACCTTTTCTTTTATCGAAATCGTTTGGGATTCCTTGCAGGTGACTCGGTTATCCTCAGCAAGGCTGGTGACTTTTTTAACTTCTTTGCTACGTCTGCTGTGCAAGCCACTGCAGATGACCCTATCGACATCTCAGCATCGTCTACCCGACCTGCTGTCCTCAAGTATGCACGCAGCACTAGCGCTGGTCTAGTCCTGTTTGGTGAGCGTGACCAGTTCATTCTCAGTACTGACGGTGACGTCCTCAGCCCAACCACTGCAAAGATCAACACGCTCAGTTCGTTTGAGTGCGATCCAGTTGTCGAAGCTGAGTCTCTTGGTACGACCATGGCGTTTGTTGCCAAGACTCCGTTGTTTACCCGTGTGTATGAACTGGGTAATATCGACACAGAACGTGCACCTGACATGGGTGAGATCACGACGATTATCCCTGAGCTGATCCCTGAAAGTATTGACAGTCTGATCACGTCATCTACACAGTCCATGCTTTCGCTTGGCACGACGGGTAGTAACAAGATCTTCCAATACAGGTTCTTGACTAGGGGTGACAACCGTGTATCTAGCTGGTATACCTGGCAATTGACTGGCAACTTGTTGCATCAGTTCTTTGACCAAAGTACTTACTACGCTGTTGTCACGTACGGAAGTGACGTATTCATCAACTCCTACGATCTGACACAATCCAACGAAAGTG